AATGGCAAGAGCGCGAGTATCAGCGCAGGGCTAGGCAGGTTCTGCCGCCGCCGCCGATGTCGGCAAGGACCAAGAGCGAGAAGCTTAAAAAAATGATTGGAGGTAAGTGATGGCGCGATTGACTGCGGATCAATGGAAGGCGGCCCGCATCAAGTGGGAGTCTGACCCGTCGCTGACGTTCGAGGACATCGGCAAAGACAATGGCGTCAGCCGCGTGGCTGTCAGCAAGAAAGCTGCATCCGAGAAATGGGAGCGCGTCAGCGACTTACAGACCCTGGCAAAGCTGGCGCATGCCCGCTCGGATGCCCGCGAAGTTACGTCGAAAGTTTCGTCCCAAGTTACGCCGGAAACCATCGACGCGCGAGACGCCGCGGTCGATCTAAGGGCTGATGTACTGGACCGGCACAAGGCTGACTTGGCACGTCATCGCCACCTTCATACCGACGAGGCCATGGCAGCAGACCTAGAGGCTGGCAGGCGCGCCAAGATTTCCATGGAAGTCCTGGCACTGCGACACAAAGCCGAACGGTCCGCTTATGGGCTAGATGAAGCCTCTACGGTTTCCAGCAATCAGAATGATGCCGGAATGGAGACTCTTGCAAGCCTGATGAGGAAGCACAAGGCAGCGGCATGATTCAAGACAAGCGGGCCATTGCCAGATACCAGAAGCAATGCAAGGAGAGTCTGCTGACGTTTTCTGAGGCCATGTTCATAGCGCGCAAGGGCGTTCCCATGCGCAAGAACTGGCACCAGGCCGCGATATGCACCGCTCTTGAGCGTGTGGCCATTGGGCAGACCAAGCGCCTGATCATCAACATTCCGCCGCGAGCAGGCAAGACCGAACTGGCTGTGATCAACTTCATTGCATGGTGCATGGGGAATTGGCCGGACTCGGAATTCATCCATGCCAGCTACTCAAAGCGTCTGGCGACCAATAACACATGGAACGCCCGCTCAGTGATGCAGCACGAGGCCTACGCCGCGATCTTCGGCGCGCCACAGCTTCGCAATGACTCCAACGCCAAGGACGAGTTCCGCACCGAGCAGGGCGGCATTGTCTACGCCACTGGCGCAGACGGCACGATCACGGGCTACGGCGCTGGGAAAATGCGCGCGCACTTTGGCGGCGCCATCGTAATTGACGACCCGCACAAGGCCGGCGAGGCTTCGAGCGACACCATGCGGCAGAACGTGATTGACTGGTTCAGCACGACGATGGAAAGCCGCAAGAACAGCCCTGATACGCCGATCATCCTGATCATGCAGCGACTGCATGAAAACGACCTGTCGGGCTATCTGCTGCGAGGCGGCAACGGAGAGACGTGGGAGCATTTGAACATTCCAGCCATCACGGATGATGGAGAATCGTTCTGGCCGGTGCAGTTCCCGCTGTCTGACCTGCGCCGCCTTGAAGCCGCTGATTCGTACCGCTTTGCAGGCCAGTACATGCAACAGCCAGCCCCGACCGCTGGCGGCGTCATCAAGCCCGACATGATTCAAGTCGTTGATGCTATTCCGGCCAACGTCGCCGAGTGGTGCAGGGGGTGGGACTTGGCTTCTACACTGGGCGGTGACTTCACGGCTGGCGTCAAGGTCGCCCGCCTGCAGGATGGGCGCTACCTGATCGCCGACGTGGTGCGCGACCGCCTGGAGAGCCATCAGCGCGACGCCATGATCAAGGCGACTGCAATGAGGGATGGAAAGCAGATCAAGCAGTCCATCCCGCAAGACCCCGGCCAGGCCGGCAAGTCTCAAGTTCTGGCCTTCGCTCAGTTGCTGGCCGGTCACAATGCGCATTTCAGCCCAGAGACCGGCGACAAGGTGACGAGGGCAACACCACTCGCCAGCCAGATCAACGCGGGCAACGTGATCATGCTGCGCGCACCGTGGAACCAACCCTTCATGGATGAAGGCCGCATGTTCCCCAATGGCAGCTTCGATGACCAGATAGACGCCGCCAGCCGCGCGTTTAACGGCCTGCTGCGCCCGTCATCTGGCCTGTTTACCTGACTCCCTACCATCCCCACCATGGACCTGATCACCAACACCTACGACCTGCAGCGAGCCCGCGAGGCGCTGGCAGGCTTCGGCTCTATCGACGCCAAGCGCCCGACCGCCTGGGCGCAGTGCATCGCCTGCTTGACAAGTGCTGGCAGGAGCTGCCGCGCATCAAGTCCCCGGCCAGCGACGAGGTGACGCCGTGGGAGCAGCGGGTAAACGCTATCCTGCGCAGCACCCAGGCATGGGCCAAGCTGCGCGACCTGGACCGTCGCAACATGGTCGGGCGCTATGCCGCGCTGATCTACCGTGTAGCCGATGGCAAGCCTCTACGCGACAAACTTGAGAGCGCCTCCCGCCTGGTCGATCTGGTGCCGCTGTACGAAGACCAGTTACAGGTCACGCAATGGGACAGTGACACCACAAGCGCCACCTACGGCCAGCCGCTCATGTGCCAATACAAGTCGCGCCGAGTGCAGACTGGCGACAACCAGGGCCAGCCTATCGAATGGGCGGACGTTCACCCCAGCCGAGTGCAGATCCTGGCCGAAGGCAGCGTGGCCGACATGTTCGATGGAGTCCCCATGCTTCGCGCCGGGTTCAACTCGCTGGTGGATTTGGAGAAGATCAGCGGGGGCAGTGCCGAGTCCTACCTGAAGAACAGCGCGCGCACCCTGGTTTTCCAGTATGACCGCGACACCGCCGTGCAGGCCATTGGTGAGAACGGCGAGCGCGTCAGTGTGCGTCAGGCTCACGAGGAGCAGGCCCGCGCACTGAACCGCAACCAGGATGCTTCCATTGTGATGCAGGGCGGCACGGCACAGACGCTGCAGACTGCCACGCATGATCCGAAGCCGTCTTTTGAGGTGGCCGCTAACCTGTTTGCGGCTTCGGTGCGGATTCCTTTCACAATCCTGTTCGGCCAGCAGACCGGCCGGCTTGCCAGCGACGAGGACAAGGCGGACTTCGCCGCGCGTGCCAGCAGCCGCCAGGCCAACGAATTGACGCCCATGCTGGAGCAGTTCGTCAAGCGCATGCAGGCCGCAGGCATCATCGAGCCGGGAGAGTTCGAGGTGGAATGGCCTGACGTGGCAGCACCGTCCGAGCGTGAGAAGGTGGAGCTGCTCAAGAGCTACACAGCAGCCATGCGCGAGGCGTTCGGCGCTGGCGTGCAGGGGTTGTTCGATGCTGATGAGCTGCGCGCCGTGGTGGACTTTGAGCCGCTGCAAAATGACGCGATGCCGACTGAGGGAAGCGCTTTCTCAGCGCCTGTTGCTTGCGCAACAAACTGCGCTGGGTCAATCTTAGTGCCTGTGCCGGTCAATACGGCCAAGTCATTGGCAGCACGAACGCTGGCTTCATCAGCCACGTACTTGCCCAAGTTGGCGCCTTTGATCGCTGTCTCACGCATCGGGCCAGTGACTTTGTTGAGGTTAGTCTTGGCTTGCTCAACCGTACCACGCGCCTCAGCCGCTGTAGCGCCGCCTGCCAGCTTGGCCAACGCGTTAACTGACACGTCACCTTGCGACTGTTCTAGCGCACGCAAGAAGCGTGGGTCGCGTGCAGTAGCGCGATCAATAAGCGCTTGCCATGTTGGGCTGTTAAGATTGGCGGTTGCTTGCGCGGCGCTTACGCCTTGACCTTGCGCCGCTTTGAGCGCGTTCAGCACTTCGGGCAGATCTGGGCCAAGCGCGTTGCGAGCAATATCAGCCGCTTTTTGTTTGGGGATCTGGCGCAAGTCTGCAACTTTCCCCGCCACATAGCCAATAGCGGGGCCAAGAACACGACCGCCCGCTTCAAAAGTTGCGCCTTCTAAAACATTACGCACAGGCTCAGTTACTTGCGCTGTGCCTTGGCGAGGCGCTTTGCCGCCGATGTAGATGTCAGCCAAATTGAGGGCTTCTTTGGCCATGCCGTAGCCAAGACCTGCGCCGCCCACAGCGCCTGTGGCCGTACCAACACCAGGCGCTACCAAAGTACCAGCGCCAGCACCGACTAAACCGCCGCCTGCCGCACCCAACATTTCAACTGTTGGCGTGATGAACTCACGAATTTTCTCGTAAGTTGTTGGTGCTTTGCGCTCAGTTGGAATGCCTGTAGGCTGAGCAGGTATTGATGGTTGCAAAGACTGCGGGATCTCAGGCATTGCGCGCATGCGTCGAATCTCATCAGCAAATGCTTTAGCGTCTGCGGCGTTGCCAGCAGCATCGGCCTTGACCAACGCTGCGCTGAGTTGTTCGAGTGTGGCCATGATTATTTGTACTTATCAAGAAGCGCGTCAATGTTAGGAGAACTGGCGGGGGCAGAACCGCCGCCGGCTTTGCGTTGGGCGTTCTCTACACC